AAGAGCGGCGGGCGAACTAGTACCAATACCCACGTTACCGCTGGAGTCTATGACTAAATCATTAGCCTCTAAAGACTCATCATCATTTCTACGAGAAATATATAAAGTCTGGGCTGAATTATATATCCGTCTAAACTTATTGTCAGCAGGGCCATTGCTGTCTTTGAACTGCAAGTAGCCGTCGTTGTCTTCAATTTGAATGTTGCCTGCAACAGTTAATGCTTCACTAGGCGAACTAGTACCAATACCCACATTGCCTGCGCCAGTGATTGCAAAACTATCTCCGTAATAACCTTTAACTCTAAACGGCCCTGAAGTTGCCATGTTGCTTGTTTGTGCTGAGTTATCTATATCAAGTAGGTATGTATCGTTAGACCTAGAAGTCTCTGCGCCATTTAAAGTTAAACGTGTGGAAGACGCATCCCAGAAGAACTTAGCCGTTGTGCCCGTGTCCTCGTAGAAGCTAATGTCGCCGCCTTCAGCAACAGAAAGGCTTTTGCTATTATTGGTATATAAATCTATTCCTCGTGCGCCTGCCGTAGTTCCAGTAGCAAGTACTACATTATCTGAATCATCTAAATACAATACATTACGATTGCTTGAGCCTGAATCAGTAAACTGGATATTTCCATCAACAGTAAGCCCATCCATCGTGGCTGTGCCAGTAACGTCTATGCCTGTGGAGTCTAAGGTCATTCTTGCGCCAGCAGCAGCCCTGAACGTCATTGTGTCGTCAGAGTTAGTGTAAGCAATAGATCCTGCATCGGTGTCTGTATCACCCATACGCAACTCAGACTCACCAGTAGCGGATGAGATTATAAACGCTGCTGAGTAAGCGTTAGAAGTAGTACCAACAGTAAGCCCGTCCATCGTGGCTGTGCCAGTAACGTCTATACCTGTGGAGGTGGTGGCTAGTTTAGCGGCGTTGTCGTAATAAGCCGTTACTGCTCCATTAGCAACAAACGTAGCCATGATTTCATTATTTGCAGCATTATTAATACGAGTAGAGTCACTTTGAATGTCAATGAAAGAACCATTAGACTTAATATTTAGGCTACCAGTTCCTGCATCTTGGATATAACTATTAGACCCATCATGATAAATCTGTAAATCATCACTAGCACCAAACGTAGCCTTGTCATTGTCGCCCAATGCAATACCAGCGTTGGCTACTATCTCGCCATCAACTTGTAACCCATCTAAAATAGTGGTGCCTGCTAAATAATTACCAGTGAGCATGGTCATTAATCTAACTTGATTGTTGTAATACAGCTTAACATCAGTATTTTCAGTAAAGACTGCAATGTTTTCATCACCTGCTGCATTTTTAATTGAGAAGGCTGCGGAGTTAATACCAACAAACGTAGGACTGTCTGTAGTAGCAACACCTTGGTCAAGAGCTTTGACAGCAGTAATGTTAGTAAGCTCACTGTCCATCAAAGCGCCAGCGGCTGTTACGTTAGCTGTGTCTGTTACGTCTGCAAGGGCCTCAATGCCGTCTAGTTTCGTGCCGTCAGCAGCAACATCACGACCGTCTATAGTGCCGTCAGTAGTCAGGTTGCCAGAGATAACAGGAGTAGCTAGAGTCTTGTTGCTGAGAGTTTGTGTGTCGGTAAGAGTGGCTACAGTACTGTCAATTGCTAGTGTTACGCCGTTGCCGCTTGCAGTAGAATCAATACCCGTACCACCCAAAACACTCAAAGCTTCTGAATCTAAATCAATTGAGATGCTTGTTGTGCCATCAGTCAGGTCTAGGTCTTGTGCAGTGACTTGAGAGTCTACATAGGCTTTAATGCTTTGCTGAGTTGCAAGGGCTGTAGCACTGTTGCTAACCATGTCATCTTCGTCTAGAATAGAACTAACTGTAATGCTAGTACCAAGCGTTAAAGATGTTGTAGCTGTGATGCTATCAATGTACGCAGCTTTGAAACGTGCTGCATCTGTACCAAGGTCTACGTCACTGTCGGTCACAGGATACACTACGCCGTCTTCAATGCGTACTTGTTCAACGGCTGTGCCGCCTACTTCTACAAAGATGCTCCAGCGGTTGTTGGTGCTATCAACCACAATCTTGTTTTTAAAATCTTGGTCGCCAATGATTTCAATGTTGCCACCTTCACCAGACCCACCGTCATGTTGGTGTCCAGTTGTACCTGCCGCAGCATACGCAAAAGCATTTACCAGTTGGTTGTATTCATCATTGAACAGTGATGCTGTAATAGTGTCGCCGTCTGTGAGGCTACTTTGTCGTGTATAACTTGTTCCTGCCATCTGGGTTATCTCCTGCCTGCTGGGACGTAATTTATGTATATGCCGTTAATTGCGTATGGTGCGTTCTGGTCTGTACTACTAATTCTAAAGCTGCAAGAATGTCCACTGCCTTGTATAGCTTGTCGAAGCATTGGGTCATTACTTGCTCCAAAAATAGCTGTTCCAAACACTGAGACTCCAAAGATTGCAGGAAGCGGAACAGCATCTAAAACATAATCTGCTGGCTGCGGTATTGCGGTATCTTCGTAGTCGTAACGCACTCTGAGTATTGGTTGAACTTCGCCTTCAGGCGTGATAGAAATCTTTGCGTAATGTAAAGTCTTTCTAGTTCCGATGTCTCCAAAGTCATAGTTAGGTGTTGCGTATTGTGCTTCAATATTAAAAGCTATGCCGTTTTCATAAAACCTATTTCCTTCGTCATGGTTATAAACATAACCTGCAGCATCTCCGTGATATTCTTTTTCGACACCGTTAAAACCAAAACCTGACATAAAGCTTGTAGCTTGTATACCTTTTGTTTCTGCCCACTCAAAACCATTAGCAGCCAGTGTTCCTATAATTCCTTTAGAGACTTTTGAAGACTCTCCTTCTACAGTATAAAATAATCTGTACTGTGACTTGCTTCTTAATACTGAACTTGCTATTGTGTACGTATCAATTGACTTAGCAAGGTCTGAAGTAATAGACTGTATCTGTCGGCTTACTGATCCTAACTCAACGTCACCAATACGAGATGTACCAGCAACAGAACGAATACCATCAGGACTTAAAAATACTAAGTCGCCGCCGATTTCTTGTATGCTATGATTACTTAAACAACCTACATTTTGTGTAATAGGCACAATAGCGATAGAAGCAGGATCATTAATATTTATAAGCTTATGCAAGCTATTGCGACAAAAGATAATCAAGTCGTCTCGAAAGCTTTTAAGTCCAATTACTTGATCAGCTAATGCAATAGCTCCTGATCCTGTACCTGTAAAATCTTCAGGAACAAAATTCTTACTATAATAAATAGTGTCTTTAGCTGCATCAGCTCCAGCAACTACTAAGTGGTGATCATGTACAGCACATGTAGAAGGAGCATGTTGATTATCAACTACAATTTCTTCTGCAAAAAAAGTACGAGTAGTTAAACCTCCAGTACCTTCCATGTGAAAGTAAAAAGGTTTGTTTACTCCGTCACAAATAACAATCTGACCGTAAGTAGTATTGCCTTCATACAGCGCAAAAGTAGATTGTTTTTGATTTGTTCGTGCTACTAAAGGCTCTGCAATAAATTCTGAATACGAATCCCCATTAACGGCTACTGAAGCTCTATTAATTTGGAGCCAGCTATTTCCATCGACACTAAAGAAAATACCATCGCCTGAACATACTATAAGGCCATCTGCGTAAACTTCAAGGCCTAAAATTTTATTATTTCCATTTGGCTTTGTACTGCCAAAAGCTGTATAGCCATTTACACGGCGATACCCGCCATCAGGATCGACTTCAAAGTTTACAAGCTTTGTAGCTAATCCGGGCTGGGCAAGCATCTCAAGCTGATTAAGGTTAGTATTTAAACCTCCTTTGCATGAGATACCAAAAGGTTGGGAAGCTGCCATATTATACGAATCTCATTCTGTCGTCTTTAATGTAAGTTGGCGAAGGCTCAATAAGATTTGAACGCATACTGCGTAAACCTTTTTTATAATCATCAAGCGCAAATGCAGCGGCTTGTGGGTTGTCTTTGAACTGCCAAATATAATATCGTGCTTTAGCTAAAAGAACTGAACTGTACATCTCAGGAAACACTAAAGTGTCTGAGTATGCAGTTAGTTTTGTAGGAAGGGCCCACGCATAAAACCACACGCGGTATGCCTTATCAGGGATAGGGCTTAGTCCAAACTTGCGACTGTCGGGACTTCTAATAACTCTGTTGGGCTGACCGTACTGTTGAGTATCAGCATCATCTAAATTTTCGGAGACTCGTCTAAAGTCTTTCCATTCTTCGGTAGTCATAAAACGCAAGTTGCTTCCCATGAAAGGAGCTGTCTCGCCTTCGACACCTACTGTTGTAATATAAAAATTATCCCAGTCAATAGATCCATAGTCAGTTGTAACGCTATCGCTTGTAGGCTTCAGCTCATAAAAGCGTGTACCAGCTACTGTTTCAACATAAGTATTGCCGTACATTGGATCTACATCACCGCTTCCGGCAACAGATAAAAAAGGCCATTGCGGCTCTTCAGTTATAATATCGAAGTATGCACGATTGATAGAATCTTTTACATGTTGCTGAACTCCTACCGAAGTTGCAAAGGAACCAGCTGTTAGAGAAACTTCATTCAGTTCGCGTAAAAGCTCGTTGGTTAAATCTAAGTAGGATGTTGACATGTTTATTTAGCCTGTGTAGTTTTTGAAGTTGTTGTTTCTTTCTTTTTAAAGATAGCATCCCAATTATCATCAAACTTCTTTTTATTTTCTGGCTTGTAAAAACTTCCGGTGTCACCAAATATTCTGTTGTTTTGATTGTTTCTTAACTTAACTCTGTTTGAAGCATTTCCTATCTGAGGCATCCTTTATTCTCCCTTTAAAAAACAGAGGGGCTTTTACACCCCTCGTTTTCTTGACTAGTGCTTAGTCAATTTCGTAGAACGCTGATACGAGTGCATCAGGACGCAATACTTTAGCACCATAGACGTGCAAACCGCGACAAATGTCACCAAAGCTATCTTGGTCACGAAGGACTTCAGTGCTGGTGATAGTCTGTGCAGTTGCAGTAGAGCTAATGTGACCCGCGAGGATCTGACCAGCAGCTGCGCTAGTGCCGGGGACGTTGTTAGACTTATACATGTCAAAGCCACGCAGCTTGCCTGAAGATACCAGACCGTTGCGAATAGAACCTTGACCAGCATTAAAGTCTACAGACATCAGCTTAGAGCTAGACTGAGAGAGTTGCTCGTAGAAGCTAGGTGGAGCTAGGAACCAACGGCCTTCTTCTGGGATGTTCTGCTCGTCAAGAAGACGGGCCATGTGAGCCATCACATCAAGAGGATCGTTAGCACCAGTGATGTCGATAGCGCCAGCGCCATCAAATACACCAGCACCAAGGTTAGTAGCACTGTCCGTACCCAGAACGTGGTTAGGGGCAGCAGCAGAAACACCAGCAAACATTTTAGCAATTACACCAGCATCAAAAGCATCACGCAGAGCGTAAGCAGCAGATGAAGATGCAACTTCTTTAAAGTTTACGTGAGACATTGCAGTTTCAATATCGTCAACTTTGAATTTAAATGCGTTAGCCACATCTACAATCAAAGTAGTTTCTACGTCAGTCAGTTTAGTTTGAGCTACGTCCGCACCACGCTCATACTGATAGACAGTAATTTCTGGCTCTTTGATGATCTTTACAGAATCGCCATAGGCAGAGATTTCACCGGCATAGTCAGTGTTAGTAATAGCTTCAGCTACAGAAGACTTTCGAAAGAAGTTAAGAACCTTCTTAGAAAAGATTGAGGGAAGGAAAAACTGGTTAGTTTGACCTGCGCCGTCACTAGCGAAGTTACCGTTGGTGGTGGTTGCTTGTTCAAATGTTGCGTCACTTACGTTATAAGCCATGTTATGTTACTCCAAAAAAGACAATTAATTAAGGTACTACCCTGCCTTCCATTATGGCCTGATCAATTTCACTTTCAAATTTATCGAACTGAACCATAGACAGTTTAGCAATTTCCCGTTGTGACCAGATCTTCGGTTCTTTAGTGTCTACATTTGTTGTTTTAGTAGATACCATGTCAGCCGCTGATCGGGCAGATTGTGATTTTCCTGTCTTCTGTTTAGCTTTTGTAGTTAAACCATTTTCCATCTTATAAAGATCAATAGCTTTGATTGCCAGTGGAACATTATTAGGGTTATTATAGATCCAATCCTGAATTTGTTCAGGTTGTTCTTTAGCCCACGCATGAAACTTTTCGTCTCCACGAATGTCCTCAAAATCAGGATGCCGTGAACGCAATGTAGCTTCTGCTTCTTTACGACCAATTGCAGCTTCTCTTTCTTCGATGATTGCCATCTTAGTTTTAAGAGCTTCAAGTTGCTCAGCGCTTTTTAAATGCGCTACAGTTTCTACAGTATCATACAGATCTGGGTATTGAGTCCTAAAAGTTTGGAGATCTTCTTCGCTTTTTGGCGGCGTGTACGGAGCTTGTTGCTCTTGACCAGCTGCTTTGAGTTCGAGTTCTCGTTGCTTAAATTCGGCAATACGGTGATCATAGTGCTTCTTTAAATCATCATATCTCTTTTTATAATTAGAACTTCCTTTTTCAGAAGTCTCTTCTTTAGGTGCCGGGCTACGGGTGGCCTTTGGTTGAGATTCTTCTTCATAGTACATTCCATCTGCGCTTCCCTTACTTGGTGCGTCTGGCGTATGCCAAGACTTTTTAGAGTTGTACGGATTGGCTTGTGGTTCATTTACATCATCATTAACATCTAACATTCTATCACTCTCCTTTAGGGGCTTGTCAGTCTTTCAAGGTGGCTGTACTGTTCGCGTTTACAATACAGGGTCTCGATACTCCAAGGTGGCCTCTGGATTTTTATTATGATAAGGGGCTCAAAAGTTTTGAGGTAGCCTTATCGTTATCTTACACTTGGCATTTGATTAGCAGAAATCATTTGTTTTTTAATTTCTTCTTCCTCTCCGGTTTCTGAATACATACCACCTTTATTATCTGTGGGTGCATCATCTACCATGCCGCCAAATGCTTTCTTCATTAAACCGCCGTCATAGGCTTTCTCAGCTTCGTCCATCATAGTTTGTAGCTGATCAGCGCCTAACTGATCGGTGGCCTTCTTGGTGAAAACAAATTCACCATCCGATAACCTTGCGGGAATCGAATCTGATGTTCCAGTTCCGGGGCCTTCAACTTCCCCAGAACCAGAAAATTCTGTTGCAATAGATACGACTTTATCAAAAATGTCGCTTAAGCGCTCATCTGTGTCTAGCAGTTCCATGAGATATTCTTGGTCTTCTACTGGAAGAGCTTCATTTAATACATACTGAAGATGCTCTTGTTCCATTTCATCATCTGGAAGTTGTGAAGCTTTTACTTCTTCCATATCTTCTTCTGGAATATTGCTATAAGTATCAACAGGAACGTCATCTTCCATTTCCATCTCAGGCGGTACAAGCATAGAACCACCTTCAGCGTACTTAACTTTCATAGGATCGTTTTTCATTGTGCCGCCTTTCATTTTTGCAGCACGCGGAGTGAGTTTTTCTAAACGATCTAAGGCAGGGCCGTACATATCAACATCTTCTTCAGACACATTCGCTTTAAATTCTTTAAGATCTTGGGGCTTAAGCTTTTGCAAATAGCTATATACATCTTCAGCGCCATGAAACAAGCTTAAGTTTTCGGCAGCTTCTTTACCAGACATGCCCCCAGCAGCTTCTGCTTGTTGCTCATACATTCCCATACTGTAGTCGTCACCCATTACATCAGCTTGAGACTTAGCTGGAAGAGCTTTCATTAAGCTTTTATAGTCTTTATCGCTTAATTCTTCTAAGTACTGTGGGTTCTCAGCAAGTTTTTCATTTAAGGCTTCTTGAACTCGTTCAGCATCTATCTGACCCTTTTTAGCTTTAGAGACTTTTTTTCCTGCTGTTTTTTCTGCTACGTCATCTAGTTTGCCTAAAAGACTTAAGATTATTCCTGCTTTACCTGCCATTATTCTGCCCTCTTTCTTGCTTCAATTATTTGATCTCTAAGCTGTAGGAGTCCTGCCAGAGAACTCACTCTCCCCTGCTTGCGGTACAGCTCCAGTTCCGATGTTGCCACCGCCAGTCCCTGTAGCTCCAAGTTCTTGAGGTTGAGAAGGTGCTGCTTCAGCGCCTCCCATAGCTCCGGGTTGTTGATTAGCGGGGACAGCCTCGCTGCCATTTGCTTGTCCAGCATTTTGTGCTCCTATAATTTTAGCCATGATCGCTGCTTCTTCAGGATCATTAAGAATTTCGTCAGGGTCAAGATCCAAGCTATATGCAAGCTCGCTAATAATCTTAGAAATCTTAACAAACGGAGCAATGGTTGGGTTCTGAGCTGTCTGTAAAAACATTGTTAAACGTTGGCTGCGGACTTCTTTTTGCATTAAGCTGTTTGTGCCTAAAGCTTTAACTTCTAAATCACCTTTGATATTTAACTCGCCTTCAAAAAACTGCATGTTCCATTGAAAGAAGTATTCGCCAAGAGGCTTCAACAAAAAATCATCAACATTCTTAACTACTGTTTTCATATTTAAAGACGCAGCACCTAGCAACATAGACATACCAGAGGCTGTACGAGTCATGCTCTGTACGCCTGTCTGTCCGTGAGAATAACTAGGAATGCCTGTTTCTTCGTCTGCAAGCTGTCTAAATTTATCAAACATCATTAAGTTTTCTTGAGAAGTATTAGGAAACTTTAAACCATGAATTGCTTGACCCTGCATACCGGCTTGTCGTCTAAAGACTTTACCCGGATAGATTTCCATTGATTGTCCACCAACCAACGCAGACTCATCTACATCAAATACTAAAGAGCCGCTTAACGCTAAGTTGTCAATTGCCATGCGTGCGTGGCCGTTCATTATTTGTTGCGAGTCATCCATATTCTCAGCAACGCCAATACCAAAAAAGCTATAAGGATTTCGCTCATATGGAAAAGCGTTGTAGGGGATTCTGTAAGGAGTAAATGGATTGATAACGCCCCTGAGAAGCTTGCCGTTACAAATCCAAGCATTGACTTGAACTTCATCTAAAGTGTCTACTCCTTCTGGTAACTGCATGCCTACTTCTTTAGCATAGTCTGCATCCATTATTCCCCAGTATTCTATAACGCTATACTGATCAGAGCCGTACTCTTCAGTTCGTGCATCGTCTTTCAGTTCAAACTCATAATCTTTTTCTACGTAGTTTGGGCCTAAATCAAGACATTCACGAATTTTATCTTTATCAAAATAAGGAAGCTTTCCTAGTCCTCGAATCTGCGAACGATTCATTTTGTGGCGATGAAAAATATACTCGCATTCTTGAATAGTAGTAGCATTAGGATCTGGAAAGAAATCCCAAATGCTTACAAACTCAATGCGCGGAACACGAACAGACAAAGGTTTATATGTTCTTTCATTTGTTTCTTCGTCTGTTTCCCAGCGGTTTAAAGTCTTGTTGAAATTAAACGGGCCTTTGACAATTCCAGTTCCAAAGAGTGCTGCTTCAAATAAAGCGTTACGTAGCTCTCCGCCGCCATTAGATTCTTCAAGTTGATCGTGAATAAGCTTTTGCATTTCACGCGCTGCTGTTTTTGCAGGAGACAACTCAGGAATAGTAGGATCTGATGAAGGGCCTTCAACAAACTCTAAGTTTGCTTCTTTAATAGCTTCTTCAAGAAAGTTTTCACCTTTAGCAAAAGTAGCACCGGCCTTAAGAGTTTTACCGTCTCCAACATAACCAACATCAAAAGGGTCAGCTGGTTTTTCTTTTTGTTCTGGGGCTACTTCTTGTGTGCTTGTTTCTAAACCCGGAGCAGCTGTATTCAAATGGCTATACTTAGCAACACCTTCCGTCACTTTAGTTTCTGTTACGCCAATTGGAAAATCACCTGTGCCAAACAACACATCTACTAGCTGGCCATAAGCTGCAAGTACTTTTGTTTTTGTTACTTTTACAAAGACTTTAGATTTTTCTGATTCACGGAACTTGACATTCTTTGGATATACACCACGGAAGTTATGGTAAGCTTGAAGCCAACGTCTTTCGTCATATTCTCTAGAGCGTTCAGCGCTTGCAAACCGTTCTTCAACTAAACCCACAAAACGATTACGAACGTCTTCTTCTAAATTAAGCTGCATTCCGTCTTCGTTTTCAACAGGAGCAAAGTACAGATAATCAGAATTGTCGAGTAAACTATTTTCGTTGTCTGCCATTTAATACTGTATCCTTTAATAACCGAAAACAGAATCTACGGGAGCGTAGACTGTTTCGCGTTGTAGTTGTCTCATTCGACTCAGCGTATCTATAATACGAGGTCTTGACATTATCAGATAACGTAGAGCATCATATGCGTGATCGGGTGCATGTGTGTTAACGTCTTCTGGATTGGATTTATCCAGAGGAATACTTTGAAGTTCGCGTATCAGGTTCGGGCATGTATTAAAAATCTGTAATCGGGGCCTACCGCTTTGCTGCAACTTCAAGTATTCGTGGATTTGAATCTTACCCTGTATTCGGTTCTTGTCTGCTCTTCTTAGCTTGTGTCCAGCTCTTTGAAGAGTTTCACCGACTGTTGGGCCTATAGTTCCTGTACGTGACCAGCACGCAGTATCAAGAACTCCGGGAACTGACATAGGATCTTCTAACTCCATGTTGGTTAACATCGCTGCTAAGTCAACACCTGTCAATCCTTTTTTGTACAGCTCCCTATAAATAATTAGTGTTCCGTCACTTGGATCTACTGTTCCCCAAACGCAAGCGCTTTCTGAAGCATATCCGTAGTCAATCCCTTTTATCTTTTCCCAGTGAAGCGGAATGTCAAATGGTGTGATGACATGATCTATTGGGTTGAACTCTGTAAAGGCTGCGCCCTCTGCAACATCCCAGTTGCCGTCTAATAGCTGTTGTCGCTGTGTAGGCGGCAAAGCTTTTAGCATCATTTCGTATCGGCCATCTGTAGCCAAGTACGGGTTATCTTGTAGCCTAGCCGGTATAAACTTTCTGGTCAGGCCGTCAGTACCCTTAAAAGGCTCATAGGAAGGCGCAGGATCGATGTAACGCTTCTTTACCCATGTAGCCCCTGCTCCACCCGGATTCGCCGTACAGCGCATGTACGTCTGTATTTCAGGGTCTGTAGTACGTAGTCTTGAAGCCAAGTAGTTCCAAGCAAACTCTGTGGGCAAGTGAGTAATCTCATCAAACCCTATCCAGCTATATGCTTGTCCTTGATAACGGTATACGTCTGCGTCTCTTTCCAAGAAGCCGAACTCAATCTTTGCACCACTTGGGAAGTTCCAAAGCTTTTCTACTTCTTTGTACTTACAGCCCGGAAAGGCTTTTGGGTACAGCTCGCGACTCTTATCAATCAGTTCGCGCAATTCAGGCATAGAGCGTCTAATGATTAACCCTCTATGGGCTGCGCGGTGTGCATATCGTAGCGGGTCTACTAGCATGGCGTAGGACTTACCACCTCCCGCTGCACCACCGTACAACACGTCAGTCTCGCTTGAAGCAAGGAAGTCTTCTTGTGGGCCTTCATTGGCTTTAAAGATGATTTCTTCTTGCGCTTCTTGCGATAAACCCTTTGGCAGGTTCTCAAGCTCTGGAGCTTCTAGAACATTTCCTTCCGTAGACGAAGCAGTTGCATTTAGTTTGTTAAGCGTTTTGTTTGTTGTTTTTATACTTTGCTTATAACTTTCTACTTTTGCTTGCGCTGCCTTTAACTTCTTTTGTTTTTCGCGGACAACTTTCTTTGCGTCCATCTTTGCCTTAGTCTCAGAATGGTAATTATAACCACGGCTTTTAGATCCTTTTGCTCTGCCTGATTTCTTACGCGGGGTGCCGTCTGCTTTGAGTATAAACTCTCCGGCATCATCCTTGACATAATTATCAGGGTTTAGTTCCCAGTCTTTCATGTGCGTTTAGCAACTATTTTCTTTAAGCCCATGTGTGAGAGCGACCTGCCTGTAGAGTGTTCTAGCCACATAGCACCTTCGCGCAAAGACAATACTTTATCCTTTATCATCGGCAAGACTTTATCTAGAGCTTCTAGTTCTTCTGGTACTGGGGCTAACAACTCTGTGTTGTTCTCGTCCAGCTTATAACCAAATGGAATAGTACTACTAGATCTCCTCATAGTTTCCTTCTATGACTGTTTCTTGTTTTGCGGGCAGTATGAATAAACCACCACCCCCATTAACAGTAACATCAAGTCTATCGGTCTTGCCTAGCCCTACGCGGTCTAGAATGGTCTGTGCTGCTTGTATACGCATATTGGCTTGCGGTATAGGCTCAGCACTATCCATAATGTGTACTAGCTTTAGAGCGGCTTTAGGCGCGCTCTGTGCCAGTATGTTCGTAGCAAGATCAAGTATTTCTGTTTTTAAAGCTTTAACAACTGCTGGATAGCTTGTTGCGCTATAGCCTGCTAGTTCTGCTGCGTGCTTAGCGTCTCCACCACATTCAAGTAAATGTTGAAGGAAGGACTCTTGTTTAGTTGTTAGAGCTTTAGAACTCATTGAATCTGCTTCTTTGATTATATTACTACAGTATATACTCAGAATGAGCAGTTGTCAAGTAGTTTATGCAATAAAGTTATAAAAGAATATACGAAAGTGCTTGACAAAACTCCATTCTAGTCCTATAATGAATATTAAGCCCACCGGGGTTATATAGTCATTCTAGCCCCTCTCTTCTTGTTCATCTCCATCCGCCCCCTTTTTAGTTCTTTGAAGTCTTTAAAGCTGCGGCGCTATCTGGTATACAACCAATCCCTTCTCAAAATGTATAAGATTGTATATATATACCGGGTACCCCCCCTGGCCACCTGCCCACCCCATGACACGAAAGACTTTAAAGTCTTCAGAGCCTCCAAAACCTAACTCTTCCTCGCGTAAAAGACTTTTAAAGTCTTCAAAGTCTTCAAGGCCAGCTATCTAGTTTACTAACTAGGGAGACTTTGAAGATGTCTTAGAATCTATAGATTCTTCAAAGGATCTTCCAAGTCTTTCAAGCACTTAGCAGATTTTATAATCTTTAGATTATACCCCCTCTTAGTTTTATCACACGCAGTGAAACTATCACCGCACATATACTTCCGCACAGTAATACCATTACTCCGCCTACGAAGACTGTTGATTTGTACAGCACTGTATAAACCACTGGATAGAGGTGTTTCTTGCTTTTTTCGTGCCTGTTAACACGTGCATAATGCGCTCATGATTAATTGCGCGCTAAAAGACGTTGACATCGTTTGGGGCATTCTGTAGCTTGGAAAACGTCAAAACGACAGCAGCCACTTTCGGCTCA